GTTGATCTAGGGGGTCATGTTCATATTTCCGCAAGGCGTGTTTTGAACATGGACATGGTAAGCTTTACTCATAAAGCTTGCGAATTGGCTATGCAATCTTTTGAAGAGGGATCAAACGATAAAGATCAAAGACAATATCCGCCTTTAGATTATTATGGTGATATGTTCTCTTATACTCTTTGCCGTGATGTTATCAAAAGATATGCAACTTTTCAGCCTAGCATTGATGAAATACTAGCGCCTTCTAGACGCAACTATAGAATGGCGCAGCCTGTACCAAATGCCTTAAATGCTCGTTTTGACAGCATCAACTGTTACAACGCAATGGCTGATTATTTGGGGGGCAAGTTTAGGGTGATAAATGTTAAACCCCTTACTACTACAGGCGCAATAGAGTTTAGACAACATCAAGCTACACTAGACGCAAAAAAGCTGAGAGCATGGGTGACATTGATCATGAATATGTTTAAATGGTCTGATAATTACCGTCTAGATTACCAAGGCGAGCAAACAACTGAGGAACAACCCTTTAGACGTTTTTCTCGCAATGGTACGGCATGGGATATGTGCCGCACTGAAAATGGCGCAACCGTTCGTGAATTGATGGACGCTATTGGATGGACACCAAACAATGTTCGCAGAACTATTTCAGAATGGCGATCACGTTTTGGTGATGATGTTGTTCAAACTATTGGTCAGCAAAATAATGGCGCTTCGTATCGTGATGGGGACACACACACTAGATACATAGTCAGACAAGTAATGGGGGGCGGAATATCAGTACTTCCAGAAAATAGAGCAGGAACGCCTTCAATATGGGGCGGGTTGGATGATGAATGGTACGAGTTTTTTATGGAACGCCGACACGAATTATCTCGTTAATATTTGGGGGGCTTCGCCCCCCATTTTTTTTGCCTTGATTACCGACTGGCGTGTCAAAAAATTGACGCCCAGGCCGTCAAAAAAATGACAGGTACCCTAAAGGGTTTTTCAAAAATTTGCAGATCGGGTTTTGCATGGGTTGCCCCCCTTTTTTGCACACGCAAAAAAATATAGCGGTTTACGCAATGTTCCACAAAAACAACTGGCATACTATTGACCAAGTTGGAAATATATTGCATACTGTCAAAAATATGACACCTGAAGGAGGGTTTAGATGGAATACACAAAGTACAGATGGCTGATGGGTGATGAGAAGCATTTCTCTGCTGCCACAGACAGCCAGTTTTTAACTGGATTGCGGAGTACGCAGATGCAATCAAGGACAGATGACGCTGCTTTCATGCGTGATATGGCTATGTTGGCGACTGATTGGACGGGCAAGCCTGTTCAATACACCAACATTCCGTCTTTGCGGCGTGATTTATTGCGTTCTGGTGCGATTGCTGTGGAGGAAAGCGATGCCAGAGCGCAGTGATAAGTCGTATTCGGATTGGGGTCCGTCAGAACTTCGTGAGAAGCGCACATATATGGGCTTAACCAAGCGTGCGCTCGCTGGGAAGCTGGGTGTTTCTGAGCGTCAATACTCAAATTATGAGAGTGGATATACAAAAATAGACCTTCCGCTTGAATATGCGGTGCGTTGGCTGTCTGTTGCCCCTATAGTTAGGGAAAATAGCGCAGGTACCCTGACAGATTTCCAAAAAGAGCGGATAAATCGTCTGATGGATGCGATTGATGAGTACCCCGTCTCTAATTTAGACGAAAAAGGGCAGAAAATTTTACTACAATGTGTAGATGAGATTTCCACTTTAGTTGATTCTGTTGCCTGATACGTTAAATTAGCCTATGATTGTCGCATCAATCAATTTTAGGCGGTGAAAATGATGCAAAACAACCCAATGGGCGCCATGATGCCTCAAGGAGTAGCGCCCGCAGCTTCTACAGGCTTAAATTTTCAAAGTGACCCCTCTATGAGGGCTCAATTTAAGGGTTTTATGTCTGGAATGCAGGCAAAACAGCCTGCACCAGCAGCTCCGATGGCTCCGATGATGCAACAACCGTTGCCGATGCCACCTTCCATGCAAAATGTAGATATTTTTCAGCCTTCTATGCCGATGCAAATGGCAATGGGTGGTTCTGTTCCTCGTAGAACGCAAATTGCGGGTCAGCCTCACATGTTATCGTACATTACGCCCGGCGAAGCTAATGTTTTGCAGGCTATGGGTGGTTCTGGCGCTCCTGGGCCGGGCGGTATTCCGTCATTTTTCTCATTTGATACTGCTGAATTTGGCGTTAGTGGTGGAGGTTACAGCGACCCTTATGAAAGCTCTGGAACTGCTGGCACTTCAAGCACTGGAAATTACAGTTCTGCTGGTATGGATTCTTTTGACACCGATAGTGGTGACGATTATTACACGGCCTCTCAAAATCCGCCGCCTCAATCTAGTAATACAGTAAATTTTAGCACAACCACTGTTCCGGGCGGTGGTGGTGGCAGTAGCGATGAGGGCGATCCTGTAATGGATGCTTTATCTCAGGCGCTTGCAAATACAGCTCAAGTCAATGCTGCGGAGAAATCTCGTCAGCAGGCTACTGTTGACCCTGCTTTATCTCAACGTCTTTCTGAAGTTCAATTAGCTGATGTAACTCCCGGACAAATAGGAAGTGCGCCTCAAAATTTAACTGGTGCTGGTCGCACTGTGGACGCCATAGATATAGCAGATGTTTTGGGTGAGAACGCTCAAAACAGTTTATTGGGTGATGTATTTGACCCCAATGCTGGGTTTGGTGAGTTTGACTCTCCTACCACATCGCCTTCTGCAACAGTTACTGGCCCGACATCTCGTCCTGACGGCCTTGGCCTTGATTCTATAGGCGTTGAAGAAGCTAACCCAGCAGCATTTGGGCGTGGTGGACGGCAGGCTCCTGAATTAGGCTTTGATTTAGGAGGTATGGGCGCTGAAGGTGAGGCTGTTCCTCCTCCTGGCGCATCTCTTGAAGAAGTTCAGTCTGCTATGGATCTTTCTCGTGCTAAGGGTGGTGACTCGACGACCATACAATCAGAAATAGGTCGTTTATCTGACTTAATGAATCGTCAAACAACTGTGACCAGAGGGGATAAGAAAAACATTCCTGGTAAAGTTGACCCTAATACAGGCTTGGCTCTGAATCCTGACGCAACAACTGTAAGTTCTCTTGAGCAATTGGCTGGTCGTGCAGGTAGAGGTTCTGAAGGGATTTCTGGGCTTGTTGAAAAGGTTACGGGATTTAATCCCGCTAAAAGCATGTATGAAGATATTGTGAATAATGGCTATTCACCTATTTACGACGCTCAAGGTCAGATTATTGGTACTGTTAATCCTGAAACAGGGGCATTAGGCAAGGGAAGCCGCTCGATTGACATGGGTGCGTTATCTGAATCTGACAGTGATTTGCCAGCATTTAATTACAATGTTTTTGCTGATGAAAGTGTTTTTGGCGGCGGTGATAATGAAATTAATCAAATTATTAAAACTGCAAACACTGCAATTCAGGACAAAAGAGCTAAAGAAGAGCCGATTACAGAAGAGGATGCTGCTTCTACTGCTTCTACTGCTACTACAACTGCTACCACAACTGCTGCTCAACCGGGGCCTCGTCGTACAGTAGCTGCACAAGTTGGTAATCCTTTAGGCTTTGGGTATGGTCAAATAAGTGGTTTGACCCCTAACTTGAATAGTGCGGCTGATAATTTTTTGAGGCTGTTGGGCGGCGGCAGATAAGATGAATGAACCAAAACTTTGACATACCTCTTGAGTTTCTTACTGACGATGAGGTTCAGGAACTTAGTAAGTTTGTAGGCCGACTAGAAGAAGTTTCTAAAAGAGACGAGTCGCAAAACGATTTTATAACTTTTGTAAAGCATGTCTGGCCTACATTTATTGAGGGCAATCATCACAAGATATACGCTGAAAAGCTACAGAAAGTGGCTGAAGGCAAGATAAAGCGTTTAATTATTAACATGCCGCCCAGACACACAAAGTCTGAGTTTGCGTCATATTTGTTCCCTGCATGGCTTATGGGCCGCAATCCAAATACTAAGGTTATTCAGGCAACGCACACGGCCGAGTTAGCTGTGGGCTTTGGTCGTAAGGTTAAAAACCTTATCGACAGTGAGATATATCGTGACATATTTCCTGATTTAGCGTTAGCTAGTGATGCGAAAGCATCTGGTCGTTGGTCTACATCCAAAGGGGGCGAGTATTATGCCGTGGGTGTTGGTGGTGCGCTTGCTGGTCGTGGTGCTGACTTGTGTATCATTGATGATCCTGTGTCTGAACAGGATGCGTTATCACCTACCGCACTCGATAATATTTACGAATGGTATACATCAGGTCCAAGACAGAGACTTCAGCCGGGCGGGTCAATAATCATCGTGATGACACGGTGGAGTATACGGGATTTAACGGCGAAAGTGTTGCAGAAGCAGGCCGAGGGTGGGGCAGACCAATGGGATGTTGTGGAGTTCCCGGCGATATTTCCAGATTCAGACAACGTGTTGTGGCCCGAATACTGGAAACGAGAAGAGTTAGAGGCCGTTAAGGCATCTATTCCTGTTTCTAAATGGAACTCTCAGTATTTACAAAATCCAACAGCCGAAGAAGGGGCGATTATCAAGAGGGAGTGGTGGAATGTTTGGGATAGTGGTAGCCCGCCTGCCTGTTCGTACATCATACAATCATACGATACGGCCTTCTCGAAGTCAGAGAGGGCAGACTATTCTGCTATTACTACTTGGGGCATTTTTGAGCCTGTGGATGGAGACGGCGAGGCCATCATCTTACTTGATGCGCAGCGAGGTCGATGGGATTTTCCAGAGCTTAAAGACGTTGCCCAGGATTTATAT